GAAAAAAGCTCCGCAAAGAATACAAGAAATGAAATTAATTTATGAAGACGAATTGCAAAGAGCATTACAAGAAGATGGCTCTCCTGCAAGCGTTTACATATCACCTAAAACTTATTATCCGGAGATATAATGGCAAAGTTTGCAAAAGGAAAATACGCACTAGCAATTTCAGATAGGAGTGGTCAAGCATTTCCTTGGAGACAGATGGTTACTGAATGGAATGGTGCATTTGTACATACATCAGAGTACGAACGTAAACAACCACAATTAGAACCAAAACCATTTGTAGCAGATCCACAAGGGCTAGAACAAGCACGACCTCAAAATTTTCCATCTAATCAAATTGGGGGTGGTAATATGGTTGCTAGTTTAGTTTTACCTGGTGACTTTGCATTTCAAACTGTTAGTAATGGTAGTATGGTTCCTGATAATCCAGGAGCAGTTAATGGTAGAAGACAAGCAATAGCAAGATTAGGGAGTGTAACAATTAATATATCATGACGTACGCTGAATTAGTTCAAAAGATTAGAGATTATACAGAAGTATCAAGCACAGTTTTAACTGATGCTATTGTAAATGATTTTATAGATGATGCTGAATTTAGAATTTTAAGAGACGTAGATTCTGACAACAACAGAAGATATGCAACAGCTGCTTTGGCAAGTGGAACTAGATTTATTCAAACTCCAGACAATACTTTAGTAATTAGATCTGCGCAGATTGTAGATTCTGATGGAGTAGGTCAATCTAATAACAGAGACTTTTTACAGTGGAGAGATACTAGCTTTATGTCAGAGTTTAACCCTAAAGGAGATACTGGGGTTCCAAAATACTATAGCTGGTGGGACAAAAACCACATCGTATTTGCACCTACACCCAATGCTAATTATACAATTCAATTAAATTATATCTTGAAAGACGAAGGATTATCGGCTACAAATACAACTACATACATAAGTTTGAATTTTCCCAACGGACTTTTGTATGCATGCCTAGTAGAAGCCTATGGCTTTTTAAAAGGCCCACAAGACCTCTTGCAATTATATGAACAAAAGTATAAACAGGTGGTTGAAGGATTTGCAATTGAGCAAATGGGAAGAAGAAGACGAGATGAATATCAATCAGGTGTTCCTCGAGTCGGAAAATAAGTTAAGGAGAAAAAACTATGGCAATAACACAAGCAATTTGTAATTCATTTAAAAAACAGCTTTTAGAAGCTGACATGAATTTCAAACAAACTGGTGGTGACAAGTTCAAGTTAGCTCTTTATATCTCTACTGCAACATTAAACTCATCAACTACAGCATACCCTGGAGACAGCACTGGTGGTCAAGTTGGAAACACTGGTCAGTACACGCAAGGTGGTGGACTACTTGTTAACAACGGAACATCAATTTCAGCGGGTGTAGCAAGATGTGACTTCGCGGATAGATCATTCACTGGAGTAACGTTAACAGCTAGAGGTGCTTTAATTTACAATACATCTTCTGATACAACTAATGCATCAGTTTGTGTTTTAGATTTTGGAGCAGATAAAACAGCTACTTCTGGAACGTTTACTATTCAGTTTCCAGCGCCAACATCAACAGCAGCGATTCTAAGGATCTCTGGTTAATCGTAGGAGGTAACCTCCTATGGCAAATAAAACTTACACGGTCACCGTCGCAAGTGGAAACTTGTATGGTGGCGGCACAGGTAATGTATTTTATTTAGACGGAGTTAGAAATTCAACAGGACCCGGCACAGTTAGTTGGGTTGCTGATTCTACTTTACGTTTTGATCAAAGCGCGGCTTCCAATAATAACCATCCCTTAATATTTTCTACTACCACTAGTAAAGATCAATATCTAACTTCTGGTGTAACTTATTATTTAGACGGTGCTGTCACTTATTCACAATACACAAACACCACTACATTTAATGCAGCTACAACTCGTTATGTAGAAGTAACTCCATCTTCGTTTACAGATTTTTATTATTTATGTTATGTCCATGGCATCGGTATGGGTGGTATCATGGATATGGTTGTTAATTCATGGGGAGCTCATTCTTGGAATCAAGGAGCTTGGAATCAAAACCAAGATTTAACAATTAGAGTATCTAATCCTAACAATGTTGCTTGGGGTGCTAATGTATGGGGCTTTGGTGAGTGGAATAATGGTGAAGCTCTTTCAATGTCACTTAACAATAGTGGTATAACAATTACAAATGAAGTAAATGTTGGATGGAGTTCTGATGCCTGGGGTATAGAAACTTGGGGCGAATCAGGAAACCTACACGCAGTAACTGGTCTTGCACTAACAATGGCCGAAGGATTGGGTGGTTCAACAATTAATGGTAACTCAGATGTAATACCTCCAGGCAATGCATTAACTATGTCTGCTCCAGCAACTGTTGAAGCCTTTGCTTCTTTTGTTGCAGAACCAAGTGGTATTCCAATGGTTGCTCAATTAAACTTTAACCCTGCTTTTGCTCAGCCTACAGGTTTTGCAATGTCAGCTTCTTTAGGAAGCGTAGATGCAGATAATATTACTAAAGCAGAAATAACATCTAAAATACCTGGATACTGGGGATATAAATCTTCTTGGGGCACATTAGCTTGGGGTAATGGTCAAACTGAATTACTTGCAATGGCTATGTCTGAAAACTTCTCAGGTGTAGATCCAGAACCTGATGCAGAGGCTACTGGTCAACAAATGTCAATGAGTCTAGCTCAGCCAGGTCAAAATAATTTTGATATTATTGGAGATGCAAATACTGGAGCTGGTGATACTACCATGGCTTGGGGTGATGCTACATGGGGTAATTCTAGATGGAACAATGGATCATTTATAGCTGACCCTAATTATGGTCAAACAATGACTATGTCTTTAGGAACAGCTTCAGGAGAACTTTTAACTCCTGTGGATGTTACAGGACTTGCATTAACAGCTGCTTTAAATTCAGTAGCTGATGTAATTACAGAATGTAATGTATTTCCTCCTGGAAATGCCTTGACAATGGCCTTAGGTACAGGTACAAATACCTTAATTTGGAATGCAGTCGATACAGGTTCAGCGCCAACGACACCTCCAGGATGGAAGGAAGTTCCTACAAATGCTGCCTAAAATAAGTGTTTGACACTATTTAAAATAATTTATAATATACAAGAATTGGAGATAAAAAATGGCGAACTCTACATCGGCTAGTTTAAAACTTACAGTACAAGCAACTGGAGAAAATTCAGGAACTTGGGGACAAATTACAAATACAAACTTATTAATCTTAGAACAAGCAATTGGTGGATTCCAGTCAGTTGCTATTACTACAGGTGCAACTTTAACATTTTCTAATGGTGCACTTTCAAATGGAAAAAATGCAGTATTAAAATTAGTTGGAACAATTGGAGGAGCTGTTAACGTAGTTGTTCCTGATTCTATTGAAAAAACTTTTATAATTGATAACGCAACTACTGGTGCTCACACAGTAACTGTTAAAACTTCATCCGGAAGTGGAGTAACTTTTGCAGCAGCTGACAAAGGCACTAAGATGGTTTATTCAGATGGAACAAATATCGTTGATACAGCGTTTACAGATTTATCATCAGACTTCTCACCACAACTTTCTGCAGATTTAGATTGTAATGGTCAAGATATTATTATGGATAGTTCAAACTCTATTCAAGATGATTCAAATAACGAATACATTAAGGTAGCAAAAACTGGATCAGCAGTTAATGAATTTACAGTTACTAACGCAGCAACTGGTAATGCTCCTAATTTATCTGCGACTGGTGACGATACAAATATAGATTTAAATTTAACACCTAAAGGTTATGGAAGAGCAACTTTTAATGGCCAAGGTAAAATTGAAAGTGTTGCAGAAAAAGTTACAACAGCAGCTACAGCAGCCACAGGAACAGTCAATTACGATGTTCTTACACAAGCAGTTTTGAATTTTACAACAAACGCAGCAGCTAACTGGACACTAAATATTAGAGGAGATGGATCAAACACTCTTGACAATATAATGGATACAGGTGAATCAATAACTATTGCACACATTGTAAAACAAGGTTCAACACCATATTACAATTCAGCAGTTCAAATTGATGGATCGTCAGTAACTCCTGAGTACCAAGGTGGATCTGCGCCAACATCTGGTAATGCAAGTTCATTAGACGTTTATTCATATACTATTATCAAAACTGGTTCAGCTACATTCACAGTGTTAGCTTCTCAATCACAGTTTGCGTAATAAATTAGGAGGAGAAAGATTATGCCACTACTAGGAAGTTTCGGAGCATCAGCAGCAAGAGGATTTGGACTTACAGCTATAAGCAAAAATAAAATCCAATTTGGTTATCTAATTATTGCTGGCGGAGGAGCTGGTGGAGACAACTACGGCGGCGGCGGAGGCGGCGGAGGAATGAGAGAATTCTCAATACCCCAAGGTCAAGAAGTCGAAACAGGGACTTACACAATTACAGTAGGAGCAGGGGGTTCAGGCCCTGCAGCACCATCCCCAATTGGAGATGCAGCAGATGGATTTGATTCATCAGTATTTACAGGATCATCATTTGAAGTCGCTGCTACAGGCGGTGGCGGAGGTGGAGATCAAGAAAGTCCACTAGGAAGAGCTGGCGGAGCTGGCGGTGGCGGAGGTCCAGGTGGTTATTTTCCAATGGCCGGTACTGGCGGAGCAGGAAACGCTGGAAGTTATTCTCCCCCTGAAGGAGCTAATGGTGGTACAACACCATCAAGTTTAGATGCCCCTTCTTACGGAGCTGCTGGTGGCGGAGGCGGTGGAAACTCTGGATCTATAGGAAATTACGCTAATGGTGGAGGACCAGGAGGACCTGGAACTGCAACTACATTTATTTCACCAAGCTCACAAACATTCTCTGGTGGAGGAGGTGGTGGTTATGGAAATGCACCTGGCGGATCGTCTGGCGGAGGCGGTGGTGGAGCACCATCAGGATCTTCGGCTTCAGCAAATACTGCAGGAGGCGGCGGAGGCGGAGGCCCCGTTCAAGGAGTTTCAAGAGGAAGTGGTGGTTCTGGAAGAGTTCATTTAAGATGTCCTACTGCTTTAGCACCTCTTGTTACAGTCAGTCCAGAGGGTTCAATAACTGCTTCTCAAGATGGAAGTGCAATAATTACCTTCTTATCTACTGGTACTTTAACTATTGCATAAGGTTTTATTCGTCTATATAATGTAGCAATACATTATGAAAGATATTAGAATAAAACAAACTAATTTAATTTTAGAAAAAAAAGTAGAAAAAGAAATATTCTATAATGAAGCTATATTAGAAAATATAGACACAAAATCACTTATTAAAGATATAGAAGTTGGAATTAGTTCTAACGATAATATGAACTATAAAACAAATGTTCATGGTAAAATGACATCTTGGATATATTTTAATAATAATGAGCAAATCAATGAAATTATATCTAAGTGTTTAGACGTTTTTAAATTAGATTCTAAAATACCTAATTCTTATTTAGCAGAATCATGGGGTATAAAAATGTCTAAAAATTCTTTTACTAAAGAACATGATCATGGGGGATGTACCTTATCAGGAGTATTATATTTAAATACCGTAAAAAATTATTTTTTAGATTTTCCAGAACTAAATTATAAAACTGAAATTATAAAAAATAAAATTGTAATGTTTCATCCTTGGTTATTACATAAAACTTCTAGATTATTTAATATTACAAAATACGCTGTAGCATTTAATTTTAAAAAAAATAAAAATTGGTAATGACAAAAATAGGCTGGGTACCATTTAAAAAAAGTTATTCTGATAAGTATCATCTTATTGAATCTTTAGAAAGAATGATAAAAGAACCTGAAAAAATTTTAGATTTTTACAAAAAAACAAATAGTATGTTTAAACAGTGTCCTTCTAATTTTAATTTTTTAAAAAATTTTTATGTCATTAAATCTCCATTTGACGTTGAAATTAAATATTTTAGAGAAGAAAAAAGAATTTGGGTAAGTCAAAAACAAGGTTTTGTAGATCATATGGTTGACCCTAGGTTTGGACAATACACAGATACAGATAAAGCTTTATGTTCTATTTTGGTTTCGTATATGTTTGTTGCAGATGAACCTGTGTGGTTAGAAGTTTATCCTCCTTTCTTACATGGTGAGGTAAAGAATACTAGATTTATTAATGGAACTTTTGATATTCATAGTTGGCAAAGACCCGTAGATTTTACTTTTGAAATATTAAACGATAAAAAATCAATTAAGATAAAAGAAAATCAACCTTTGTATTACGTTAGATTTGTAAGTAAAAAACTTAATGATGACTTTAATTTAACAAGATTAAAATGGACAGAGGAGTTGTTTAAAGCACATGCAACCTCTCAACCACAAAATTACTTTGTTAATGTAGCTTGGAAATTAATGAAACTGGGTAATAAGTTAAGACCTAAAAAATTTATAAAATAATGTTAGATTATATAAAAGGAACACATAAAGACGCTGGTATTAAATATGAGAACCATAATGATATTTTAATTACTCCTTTATTTAAAGAATCTTTTTGTAAAGAACTCTGTAAGATTGGAGACAAATTTAAAAATAAATTTGATTACTGGCATCAAGGAAATGCAGAAAGAAGTAAAGATTCAACCTTATATTTTAACATATTAAAGTTTAGATATTTTGCAGGGCAAAAATTTTTTGAAGATTTTACACTGCATTATTCTAAAATCATTTTACCAATGATTAAAAAAGAATGGTTAGGAACTCAAATAGTAGGTTGGTTTGATCCGTTTATTGTAAGGTATGATGGAGATAAAAAAGAAGAGCTTACGATGCATAACGATGTAAGTCATATTACAATGGTAGTTAAATTAAATAATAGTTTTGAAGGGGGAGTATTAAAACTACCTAGACAAAAATTTAATAATAAAAAAATACCAGTTGGTTATGCTTTGATATGGCCTAGTCAAGTTACACATCCTCATCTTGTGACACCTGTTACAAAAGGTGTTAAATACTCCATGACGAGTTGGACTTGGCCTGTATTTTGGAATCAAGATGGAATTATATATAATAATGATATTCATGGAAACAAATAATGATTTTTAAAAATAAATATTGGTACTGGAAAGAAGAACTATCACCTAAACTATGTGATGATATAATTAAATTAGGTTTATCTAAAAAACATAAACAGGCTACTGTTTTTAATAATAAATTAAAACCTAATAAATTAAAAAAAATAAGAAACTCTAATGTTGTTTTCTTAGATGATTCTTGGTTATTTCAATTAATCTTTCATTATGTAAATGCAGCTAACAAAAATGCTGGTTGGAATTTTGATGTAGACTACACAGAAAATATGCAGTTTACAGTTTATAAAAAAAATCAACATTACGATTGGCATTGTGATTCTTTAGATGAGCCTTATAATTTTCCTAAAGATATTAACAAACATGGAAAAATAAGAAAACTATCAATGTCTATTTCTTTAACAGACCCTAAAGAATATAAGGGAGGAGATTTTGAATTTGATTTTAGACAGTATGATAATTTTAAAAAACATACTTTTTTAAAAGCAAAAGAACTTAAACCTAGAGGAAGTATTATAGTATTTCCTTCTTATACATGGCACAGAGTTTTACCTATAACATCTGGTACAAGGTATTCTTTAGTTGCTTGGGTATGTGGAAAGCCTTTTAAATAATGATTAACCATTCTGTATTTCCCACACTAATTAGTGAAGTTCCTAATTTTATAACTGATAATGAATTAAAAAAAATAAAAAATGTAATACAAAAAAATATTAAAAATTTAAAACATCATGAAACGTTTGGTCAAAATGATATTTTTAATGGCAATGCTAAATCAAGTCATGAAAATACTAGTAATTTTTTAGACTTAATTCCATTTATAAAAAACAAAATATATACGGCCACTCAAGAATATGTAAAACAATCAGGGTTTAAAGTATCTAATGAAATAGGTAATTCTTGGTTTAATGTACAAAAAAAAGATAGTTGGCTAGATAAACATACTCATCCTAGCTCTATAATTTCAGGTGCGTTATTTATTCAAACTGATTTAAAAAGTAGTAGATTATTTTTTTATAATCCTAATCCAATGATTAATTTTACTTCAATAGATGTTCGTAATAATTATAATTATGAATGGATTTATTTTACACCTAAACCTAAAACTTTAATATTATTCCCATCTTGGTTACAGCATGGATCTAATAATACTTTAAATAAAAGTTTAAAAAGAATAGTCGTTTCATTTAATTACGTATGATTAAAATTATTGATAATTTTTTAGATAAAGAAGATTTTGAAAGAATATATAATATGTTTAATTCAAATGATTTTCCTTGGTACTATAGCGACTGGGTAAATGGTAAAGGAGATAATCCAAATGATTTTCAATTTATTCATCTTTTTTATAGTAAAGTAATTAATTCTAAACATTTTGAAATAATTGAACCTTTAATTGTTAAACTTGAAATGACTTCTATTTCTAGAATAAAAGCTAATCTATTATTAAAAACAGATACACCAATTGTTCATGGTTATCATACAGACTTTGATTGGAAATATAAATGGTGGACAGCTATATATTATGTAAATTCAAATAATGGAAGGACTATCTTTAAAAAAAATAAAAAGAGTGTATACTGTAAGGCAAATAGGTTAGTTTTATTTGATGGTAGACTACCCCACTGTAGTGTTACCTCTACAAATGCCAAAAAAAGAATAGTGATAAATTTAAATTTTTTTAATAAACAATTGGAGGATTAATGTCATTTAAAAAAAATAAATATAAAGTAGTAAAGAATGCTATTGATAAAAAATTCTGTAAATTTCTTTTTGATTATTTTTTAAACAGAAGATATTTAACTTTTATATTATTAAATCATAAATACATAAATCCAAGTGAAACAATGCTTGGAGCTTTTGGAGATGGTCAAGTGCCTCAAACATTTAGTATATATTCCGACATTGTATTTGAGACTTTGCTTCAAGATATTAAACCTATGATGGAAAAAGAAACTCAAATGAAATTATATCCTAATTATTCTTATGCAAGATTATATAAAAAAGGAGATGTTTTAAAAAGACACAAAGATAGAATGGCCTGTGATATATCTACAACTTTAAATTTAGGGGGTCAACCATGGCCTATTTATTTAGAACCTACAGGAAAAGAAGGTAAAAAAGGAGTTAAAATAGATTTGAATCCAGGAGATATGTTGATATATAGAGGATGTGATTTAGAACACTGGAGAGAACCTTTTAAGGGGACCGACTGTGCACAAGTCTTTTTACACTATAATAAAAAGAGTAAAAATGCTGTAAAATTTGATGGTAGACCTATGTTGGGTCTTCCTGTTTATTTTAAGAAAAGAAAATAATTTACAATAATTAATTTATAATATATAAGGAGAGCTAATATGGCACATTTTGCAAGAATAGAAAAGAAACCAAATCCATTCACTGGAGATTTAGAGTGGCAAGTACAAGAGTGTATTGTTATTTCTAATGATGTACCTACTTCAGATGGTCCGTTAGGAGTAAACGATATGCACATAGACGGTGAAACATATGTAAAAAATCTATACAAACATATGCATTCTGAAGAAAAAAATGTGTGGAAGCAATATTCATATAATAACAATTTTAGAAATCAATGTGCAGGGCGTGGAACAATTTATTTAGAAACTTCTGATAGATTTATAGATGCACAACCTTACGCTTCATGGCATTTAAGTAATGAAGATTTTAGTTGGAAAGCACCAGTAGATTATCCATCAATTGAAGAATACGATAACCCTTTAGCAGGACAAAATATAACAAATGAGGCTGGAGAAGTTACAGGCACACAACCTGATAAAGCTCCTTATTACATTAAATGGAAAGAAGACGAGCAAAAATGGTATGCAAACGCCTCTCATTTAAATGTTAATGGCGATACCCACGTTTGGAATGTTGATACAACATCCTGGGATGAAATATAAGCCAGTTGAAATTATAACATAATCCTGTTAAAATTATATAAACCCTATATAATACTAGGCTTATGTTACAGAAACTTAATTTTAAACCCGGTTTTAACAAACAAGCAACAGACTCAGGAGCTGAAGGTCAATGGGTAGATGGAGATTTTGTAAGATTTAGATATGGACTACCTGAAAAAATAGGTGGTTGGACGCAACTTACAGACTCTCAAGAAACATTACCAGGAGCAGCTAGAGCTCAACATGCTTTTACTAGTTTTAATGGTGAGAAATATGTAGCCATTGGAACATCTCAAGGATTATTTTTATATTACGAAGGAGCTTTTTATGACATTAGCCCTTTAGCGACAGCTATTACAGGGGCTACCTTTGATACTTTTTCAAGTCAAAATAACGTAACCGTTAACAAAACAGGACATGGATTATCTAAAGGAAGATATGTAACCTTTACATCTGTGACTCCACCTACAGGATACGTAGCATCAGATTTTACCACAGGGGCTTTTGAAATATTAAGTGTGCCTAATGCAAATACTTTTACTATTCAAATGAGAGTTAATGCAAGTGGAGCTGCATCTGCTTCTGGATCAGCAACTATTAATCCTTACGAAGAAGTAGGACCAACATTTCAAACAGCTGGTTATGGATGGGGTACGTATCAATGGAACGTTGAGGCATGGGGAACAGCTAGAACAGTTAGCAACGTAATCCTAGATCCAGGAAACTGGAGCCTAGATAACTTCGGAGAAGTTTTAGTTGCAACAGTATTTAATGGTAAAACATTTACTTGGGATGCAGGAGCAGCTGTGCCTAGAGGTATTCGAGCATCTCAAACTACAACTAATTTTAATACGACTAACAATCCAACTAAATCAAGATTAACTTTAGTATCTGATAGAGATAGACATTTATTTCATTTTGGAACAGAAACAACTATCGGAGATTCAACTACACAAGATCCAATGTTTGTTAGATTTTCTAATCAAGAAGATTTAAATACGTATTCGCCGTCCGCTACTAATACTGCGGGTACATTTAGATTAGATACTGGAAATAAAATTGTAGCTGCTATACAAGGTAAAGATTATGTGTTCTGTATAACAGATCAAGCGGCTTATGTAATTCAATTTGTAGGCCCACCTTTTATTTTTTCTGTAAGGCAGGTTGGTACAAACTGTGGATGTATAGGACCTAAAGCTGTGTCATATGCAAATGGTGCTGTGTGGTGGATGTCAGCTGAAGGAGGATTTTTTGTATTTGATGGTACGGTTAAATCATTACCTTGTTTAGTTGAAGACTTTGTATTTAGTACAGATGGAGATAATTTAGGTGTTAACTATGATGCAAGTGAAGTAATTTATTCTGCACCAAATGCTTTATTTACAGAAATTAATTGGTTCTATCCTAAGTCAGGGTCTACACAAATTGACAGATGTGTAACCTATAATTATTCAGAAAATGTTTTTACAACTTCTTCTTTAGATAGATCAAGTTATCAAGACCAAGGGGTATATAATTTACCTTATGCAACTGACTATGATTCAACCGCAACACCCGTTTTTGATGATATATCGGGTATAACTAATACGTACGGAGCTTCTATTTATTATGCTCATGAATTAGGCGATGACCAGGTTAATAGTTCAGGCACTACATCTATTGATGCTTTTATTAAATCTGGAGATTGGGATATTACGTCTAGAAGAAGTGCTTTAGGACAGATGACCGGAGTAGCTGATTATAAAGGAGATGGAGAGTTCTTCATGTCAGTCAAACGATTTATACCTGACTTTAAATATTTACGAGGTAATTCTACAGTTACTTTATTTTTAAATGATTACCCTGATAACACTGCAATTAGTTCGCCGTTAGGTCCCTTTACAATAACAAAAACCACTGATAAGATAGATACAAGAGCTAGAGGTCGACTAGTGTCTATTCAGATAGCTAATACATCTACAGGTGAATCTTGGAGATACGGAACCTTTAGACTTGATGCACAACCGGACGGAAGAAGATAATGAGTATTGATAGAAAAATAGATTACGTAAATCAAGACGGATATAAAAATTACATTAAAAATTCTAAATCAGTAACTGTACCTTTAAAATTTAAATCTAAAAAAGACGCAACTCCTACAAAACTTGCATACATAACAGCTGACGAAGCTAAGATGTTGAAGAAGATGAAAAAGAATACACCACACAAAGGACCATCTGGTATTCCTAGTTATGATGACTACGATGCATCAAAAGGAGATTATGGATCAGTAACATCCGGAGAACAAATGAGTGGTTTTGAGACTGGAGCTAAAGGTGAAAGATCTAGAGCCGATGCAAGATCTTTAGGTATGTCTCCTCAAGATGTACAGGATATCAGAGGAGGAGCGCTAAGAGCTGGTGCAGGGCGAACAGTTAATCCAGGTTTATTTGGTAATCCAAACAGACCGGGCGTTAATGTTAATCGAGGGGGATTTGGAAATTTTGGAAGAAATATTTTTTCTGGAATATTAGGATTAATTAATCCAGCTTTAGGTTTTTTATCAAAAGGTTTTGGTTTTATAGGAGATAAACTTCAAGACCTTAGAGGTTACGACGAATTTGGAAATCCTTTGAGTCAAGAAGAATATGAAAAGGCTCAGCAACAAAAATCATTACAAAGCAGATTAGATAATTTATACGACAGAAAAAATAGAGGATTAAATTTTAGTCAAAAAAATATTAATATGTTAGAAGCAATGGGACTTCAACCAAGCACAGCACAAAATGTTTTAACGGGTAGAGATTTAAAAGGATTTACAGAAAGTAGAATGGGACTAACTGACCCTGATGTTATTGAAAAATTTGCTAATCCTATTGCACCAATGGGTGTTAATGTACCTAGCACGGGTATTGAAACTATTGATGTTAGCTTACCTGGAAACGATTTAATGGCTGAAATTACACAAGCAGACATAGATAGATTTAAACAACCTATGACACAAATAATGGATTACGATACTTATAAATCAATTAATACAGATTCGACCCTAACAGAACAAGAATTTAATCAATTAAAAGCGCAGGTATAATGGCTAAAGTAACAAACTATATACCTGAACCAAAACCTGAGTATGATGTAGAAAATCAAAGACAGATACTAGAGTCTTTGAATACTTTGCAACAACAACTTAATTTTTCTTTTCAACAAGATTTAAAAAACGAACAGGATGCATTTAATTATTTTTTATCATGAGTATTTTTTATAAAAATCAAGGTTTCAAACAATCTAGTACAAGTAAAACCACTGTACTTACTTGCCCTACTGATGGAGCAATAATAGTTAAAAGTGTTTATTGTGCAAACAACGATGGATCATCAGCTGTTTTAGTAAATATGAACTTTGTTGATTCATCTGATTCTAGCACTGAATATGAATTTTTTAGAGATGACGTAGCAGCTAAGTCGCAAGTAAATGCAGCACCAGAAGGCTTGAATTTAGAAGCAGGAGATGCTATAACGGTGCAAGCGGCTACAGGTAGTAATACAATACAAGGCCTGATAAGTTACGCATTAATAAACAGAGAGAATGAAAACGGATAATATATATAAGATAGATTGCACTACGGTAACTACGTGGCGTAATACTAAGACTGGTGAAACGTTTAAAGAAAAGAAAGAAGGACCTGATATAGTACAAGATGTAACTGTACACGTATCTCCGAAAGGTTTAGACATAATGCAGAAAGTAATGAGTAAAGATGACAATAAACCAAAATCCTAAAGGTGGAACAGAATTACAATTCGACTATTTAACAAGATATGTCGATTCAAAATTATTAAATGAAGTACAAATATGTACATCAGTGCCTGAAAAGATTCCTTTACATCCTACCAAAGTAAACATTCTATGGCAAAAAAATTCTTACGATCAAGGTAATTTATATCACTGGTTTAAAGATAAATCTAATCACAACAAATATGATTGGTATGTATTTAATAGTCATTGGAACTACGAACATTTTAGAAATCATTTTGATATACCTACTCATAAATCAGTAGTTATTAAAAATGGTATAGATAAGATACAAAAATCTAAACCGTATGAACAAGGTCAGCCTATAAAAATTATACATCAGAATACACCTTGGAGAGGATTATCTGTTTTACTAGGAGCCATGCAGTTAGTTAAGAATCCTTTAATTACACTAGATGTTTATTCGTCTTGTGAAATATATGGTAAAGATTTTTATGATAAAAACGATCACAACTATAAAGAATTATATAAACAAGCAGAAGCATTACCAAACGTTAATTATATAGGATATAAACCTAACAGTTACATAAAAGATAATTTACATAAATATTATATGTATGTTTATCCAAGTATATTTGAAGAAACGTCTTGTATATCTTTATTAGAATGTATGGCTGCAGGGTTGTATTGTATTACAACTAACTATGGTGCTTTGTTTGAAACAGGAGCTGAGTTTCCTATGTATGTACCCTATGACGATAATAGAAGATTACTTGCTCAAAAATTTGCATTTGGTATAGACGCTGCCGCTGAAAGTTTACATAGAGAAGAAATACATAATCATTTAGAATGTCAATCTGCATATGCTCAAGTATATTACGGTTGGAATAAAATAGGTACGTCTTGGAAAAGATTTTTGGAAGGAGCGGTAAATGCAAAAAAGTAATAAAGCGCAAGGCGCAAACAATGAGCCCATTTGGTTTACTAAAACAGATTCGACTAAAACAGTAGCACAAAATCCGGACACGTATCAAACAATTAAAAACAATAAAGTAAACGGAGAAGGAGTTACAGAAATAAATATTGGTACATTTTCTCCACATAAGATCATGGTATGCACACCGGTACATAGCGACGTATCTATGCACTATTGTCAAGCTGTATTAAAGTTTCAACAAGATTGTATACAACGCAAAATATTATGTAGTTTTACTTTGATGAAATCCTCTTTAGTTACACAAGGTAGAAATTTGTGTGTAGCTGAAATGTTAAATCATGCAGATGGCTACACACATTTATTATTTATAGACTCAGATATTGACTTTCAATCTAAAACTATTTTTACAATGTTAGAAAAAGATAAAGATGTAATAAGTTGTCCATACCCTATGAAAACGTTTGACTGGGATAAAGCATGGAGAAGAATGACAGAAAAACACAGAGCTATTACTAATCAAGATGATTTAGCTAAAGCAGGTTATACCTTTCCTTTAAAACTAGAAGACCCTCAAAAAGTACAGGTGGAAGATGGAGTAGCAGAAGTAACGCATGCTCCTACTGGCTGTATGTTAATTAAAAGAGAAGTTATAGAAAAAATGATTAAACAATACCCTGAATTAGAAATATATCAGCCAACAATAATTAATGGTAAAAACGAAAAAAAAGACAATATGTTTAATTTATTTGATACCATTCATGACCCTAAAACTAAAAGATACTTTGGTGAAGATTTTGGTTTTTGTCAAAGATGGTCAGATATGGGTGGTAAAATACATGTATATTTAAAAGATTATATTACACACGTTGGTGAGTATTCTTATTGTGGTAGATTTTGGGACGACTTATATCAAGGAAGTCAACCTCTCAAAGGTGTTGACGATAGCAA